CTCTTACAACGATGGTTTTTTGGGTTATATCTGCCTTAAAGCCTCTACTGATGATCCTATTTTGGCTGATAGTATCATCTATTACAAAGATATTAGAATCTTTCTTAATAGTGTCGGAATAAGCCTTAACCTGATTGTAATCGGATATTATGCGTATCGTATCGGATATATGCGTATATAAGGTATCTATGACCTTATAAGGTATAGAATCCCCTTTTCTGTACCGATTTATGTACACTTTTGAGTACTGGGTATCATGGATTACTTGAACCTTCTTAAACTTGGAGGTATCGAATCCACTTGGAACTCTAGGTAAATACGAAGGTTTAACTAAAAAATATAGCCACAATACGAGTAGTACTATGGCTATGAACAAAATATTGTCCTTAACGAACTTCATTATAGCTCCTCTTCTTCTTCTTTAACGAATGTAATACCTGTTGTCCAATCTTCTAGGAATGTAAAGTTCTCTAAACCTTGTGGATTAACCACAGGAATCGGTGTAAAGTCAAACTCCTTCTCCCCTAGTTCTTTAACTTGAGCAGTTAGTTTCTTGATGTTCTCTTTAGTAAACTTGTAACCATTTTTTTCATCCAATAATAAAATGTCATTAGAATCGGTTGATGCGTTATCAAGGCGGAGTTCTTCAACTTGGGCTTGGTAGCTTTCGTGGTGGGATTTGACTTTTTCATAAATTTTTACAAGTTTTTTTTGTGTCTTACTTTCAGAGTTTCCAATAACCGCATTAATTGATGCGACTAGGGTGTTTAGTTGTTGATACTTCATTGTTTGATTTTTTACAAATATAGTTAATTGTTATAGGTTTTCTATCTCTTGTTTTACTTGACTCCAATATTCAACTATATGTTTCATTAAATATTTTTCATCAGGATTATCTACTGCTTTTAATATCTCATCTACTGCTATTAATGCACATTGTTTAGCATCTGCTATTGAAATCATCATATGTGAATTTTCACTTGTTCTAATTTCAAGTAATCTAAATTTATGTGCTAATTCAAATGCTTTTTCTTTTGGTGTCATAATATTGGTTTTGCCAAAATTAGTACTATTCGGTTACTTCAACAACTACTTCAGGCACAGGCGGAACATAATCCCCTATGATTGTAAGATTTAAACTTGTAGCTACGAACTCCCAAGCATATTGGTCGTTTGCTCCCCATTTAGCGTATTCCTCACCTACCATATTTAAATAACCTTGTGCAAGTATTTGCTTATTGTCATCTAAAATATTATAGATAAAGTTTGCACTTTCACCTAAAGTTACATTACCAGCCCAAGTATTAAGCAGACTTGCTTCTACTACTTGACCATTTTGCCACATTTGAATTGATTGAATTACTTTCATCTTATTTATTTTTTAAAGTTTCTATTTCTTGTTTAAGTTCTTGAACTGCCTTAATAAGCATTGGTACAAACACTGAATATTTAACTGATTTTATTTTAGTATTAGTATCTATATCTATCATACTAGGGAATATTTTTTCTAGTTCTTGTGCTATAACCCCTATTTGTTTGGTATTTGTTACATCATTAATAAATTTAAAATTTACAATGTTTACTTTCATTAAATCATCCAATTTAGAAGTTGCTTGAACAATATCCTTTTTTAAAGTAATATCAGATATTTGTCCATAACTATTATTTGTATTTTGAACATTACCATTATTATAAACTCTATAAGTAGTTACACTATTTGCTTCGCCATAATAAAAATAACAACTTGTACCTCCTGCTCTTGCGGTTTTAGCTGCAAATAACGCATAAGTTAAATTAGCATTTGCATTGGTATAAACCATATTATCCCTATTATCCGCAGTATAAGCGTGTATCAACGCCCCAACATCAGTTGCTCCACTTCCTATTAATACATTGCCTCCACTTGTAATACGCATTCTTTCCGTTTCTCCTGTCTTAAGTATCATTATAGAACCGTTCAATTCCATTGGGATATTAGCACTACCTGCGTCATTAAAAGCGTTTAATTTAACCCCTGTTGTATCAGCCGTACCTGTTTGAATACCTAAGTTAATATCAGTTGCAGTTTTAACTTGAAATCTTACAACAGGACTAGGTGTTCCTATACCTACATTTCCACTTGTAGCTAAATATAATTGAGTAAAATTTCCCGCATATAAACTTATTGGTAAATAACTGCCCCCGCTATAATAATTTGAACCAATATATATTTTAGAATTATCTATACTTACATCTAACACACTCATATCATTTGGAGCAGCTAATCTTATTCCACTTGGTTCTAAATAATTACGGAAAGATGAACTTGTATAAAATCCCGTTCCTCTTACACTACTAGAGAATGTAGCTGCTCCTGTGGATGCTAGTCTTAAGGCTTCACTTCCCGCAGCAATACTTTCAGTAGCACAATTAACTCTAAAAATAAGATAGCCACCCGCTGCTGTATTACCTGCTAAAATATAGTTATCTCCATTATTGCCAAATTGTAATACACCGATTGCCCCTGCTTGCGACCTTAATGATGTGTTATAGCTAGCACCATAACCACCGCCTCTTAATCTTGCTTCGGCAGTACCACCATCAACTAACATTGCACCACTAAACCTTCCTGTACCATTAACATCTAACTGATATGCAGGAACAACTTGATTAATACCAACCCTTCCATTTGCATCTGCATAAAATACCTCAAACGCAGTTCCTACACTATTATAAGTTCTTATTCCAAAATCAGTTTGATAATTCGCACCATATCCTTTTGCTTCTAAATAAACAGGTGTACTTCCACCACTTTGTATAATTAATTGTCTTGGAGTACCTATCCCTGTATCGCCTCTAAATATAGCATTACCTGCTACATTCATTGCATTACCACTTGATAAAGTAACTGAAAGCATACCACTAAATCGCCCTGTTCCGTTTACATCTAATTTGTATAAGTTTGTATCGTTAGTAGTATTTATAAGAACATTGCCTGTATTAAAAATAGTACGAAGACTATCAAATCTAAATTCTTTAAATTCAGATGTAGTCCAATCGTAACTAACTAAATATCCATAGTCATTAGCACCTACTGTATCGTATCTTATAGAAAGACCTTTGCCTGTTTGTCCTGTTGGATAAGATGTAATTGGTCTTGCTCTAAACTCCCCTTGTAAATCTAAAGCGAATGTAGGAAGGGCAGTTCCGATACCTACATTAGTTGCATTATCATATACTAAACTATTGCCTATTGTATATGTACCATTTATTTTAGGTAAATATCCCGATGTCCAAGTTCCACTTGCTAACACAGGATTAGTTAAAGCACTTTGCTTATTGTTAAATGTTGTCCAATCAGTTGATGAAAGTAATCCATTTTGAGATGTCGTTGCAGTTGCAATAGCTATCGTAATAGTTCCGCTTGTTGTTACAGGACTTGAACCAATGGTTACTCCACTTGTTGCAGAAGATAATCCTACACTTGTAACTGTTCCTGATGTAATAGTTGCCCAAGATAAAGAAGAACCATTTGTAGTTAAATACTTACCACTATTTCCTGTTTGTGTAGGGAATGCAGCAACAAAAGTATAAGCGTCATCCCAATTAGATTGCTTAATATTTGTAGGTAAAGAATACCCACTTGCAAAAGCTAAAGCTAATGTTCCGCTAGTTGTTACAGGAGAAGATGAAACTGAAAATCCTGTTGGTGCTGATAAGCCAACGCTTGTAACTGTTCCACCTGTTAAATCGCTTGTTAAAGCTAAAGTTCCTGTTCCGTTAGGTAAAGTAACTGTCCTATTTACACTTAAAGTAGGCGGTTGTAATACCAAAGTAAACCCTGAATTACTAAAAGTTAATCCGCTTGTAATATCTACTGTTGATGTAAAGGTTGTGTAACCGCTAAAGGTTTTAGCACCTGCTATCGTTTGAGTTCCTGTTGTAATCAACCCCCTTGCACTTGCACTCGCATCAGGAATGTTAAAAGTATGCGTAGCCGTTGTACTTGAGATATTGAAATCCGTTCCACTTGTTCCTGTTTGAAAGTATTGAACTTGTGCAGTCAAACCATTCAATGCAGTAATACCTGTACTAAAAGTTGTTATAATTTGGCACAAATGACCATCTTGAGTATGAATAGTTGTAGTCTTACCACCGCTATTTGTAGCGTATAATTTAACCGCTAACCTATCCGTTAAAGTCAAACTTGTATCAGGAACTGCCATCGCAAAAGTGTAAAGATTCAAAGCAGTACCATCGTATATAATCTCATTGCTACTTGTAGCAATCAAAGTAAAAGTCGTTCCATCGTACTTGTAAAGTTCTGCGTACATCTGCGGAGTACCACCATTAGAACTCATTGAAGCATAAATCTCATAGTTCCAATTTCCTGCTGGTATGTTTAATTGTGCAGGGTCGTTAGCATCCGTTAAGAAAGCTACTATAAAACCATCCCCTGATTTAGCGAAATCAACCCCTGTTCCTATCACCGCAGTTTTACTCATTTCGTAATAAGTAGTACCACCAATAGTGCCTTGACTTGTTCCTCCGTTAAGATAATACGAAACCGATGAACCGCCACCGCCACTTGAAGGGAAATCTGCTAAAGTACCATCTCCCCTGATATATTGTGAAGCATATCCTGCTCCTGTTACTGCTAGTGTACCTCCTGCTCCTGTTAATGGTGAGTTGGTAACTGTAAATGCAGTTGGCATTGTTAATCCAACACTTGTCATTAAAGTAGGAAAGGTTGTTAAGTTTCCTGCTCCATTCACATACTGAAGGTTTGTCCCGTTGAAACCGATATTTATTGTACCGCTGGTATTGATGGGTGAGCCTGTGATATTTAAACTATCACCGCTTTCAGTAATGGCTACACTCGTAACTGTTCCTGTTGCACCACCCGATTTCTGCCATACTGATCCTTCGGCTACGCTACTATATATCGCTGAGTCACCTACTGCAAATGTTATAGGTGCTCCACTTCCAAAATTAACAGTTCCTGCCGTATCACACAAATAGACATCGCCTTGATTAAAAGCACCACCATTAGTTAAGGTTGGGCTATTACTTGCAGCGTTCCAAACTCCTTTATATTCCATAACCGAATTAGGCAACTGAGATACTAATATCTTTCCATTCACATCAAGCTTTGGTACACCATTAGCCACATTAAAAGCTACAGAACTCAATACACCACTTGTGCCAATAATGACATCTTGTAAATCCCTAACTTTCGCACCTCCTGTCAACTGTAGTTGATTACTCATTCTATTTCTAATTAATTATTTTACAATCATTCTTACAAACTCATCCACCTCTAGCGGTCTTGCCGTTGCAAAGGTAAGAACTCCTGTGGCACTATTAAAGCTAACATTCTCATCCGTTGGTACACCGCTTGTAGCTATCGTTCTAACCTCTACACCACCTCTTGTAACTGATATACAAGTACCTCCGATTGCACCTGCAAATGTTACACTTGTTTCACCACCTGCTGCCGTATAAGAAAAACTATTCACGCTTGAAGTTGATATTGTAGAACCTCCGTCTATAACTTGAGTTCCTGTTATTGAATAAGCACCTGTTCCTTGTAAAC